AACGGGAACGGTCGTATAGTACGGATATTTACGATTCACTAGATCAACGGCCCATGGTCGGGTCGGATGGGTTTGCCCATCGCATGATCGGAGGAATTGCTGCAGCCCATAATGCGTGAAGTGTGGACTGCCATGAATTAGTTGCGACCCACACTGGAAGTGCAGCTGCGATTAGCGCACGTGCGTATGAGGTGAGTGCTGCTTGGAGTTTGGGGTTCATTTGTGGCCCTTCAAATGGTCACGGAATAGGTCGGCTAGGTAGTCGAGTTTTTTGCCGTTTTCGCCGTGGTCCCTGTTGTTTTGTCGGCGTGTTACTTCAATAAGTGTGGCGAGGATGGTGAATCCGCCTCCGATGATTGCGATTATGATGCCGTCACTCATTAAAAGTTCCATCTGGTGTTGGTTGATTTGATTCAACAAGGATGTAGTCGGCATATTCTTCGTCGGTCATTTCACGAACTTCTGTTTTGTCCGTGATGGCGTCATAAATAGCAATTTGCGGTTTTGTCATTTTTAGTTCCTATACCCATAAACACGTGCAATTCCTGACATTGTTGCACCACTAGCAACGCCAAAGGTGATTCCGTCATAGGCGCTATTGACTAGGTGAATACCTCCACCACTTCTAATTTGTTGGTCCGTGGTGTCGTTGAAATTTTCAATAAAGGTGTACGGGGTGTTTCCAGTTACGTGCGGTCGTGAAATTTCAATTGTGCTTGTTCCTTGTGGAATTGCGGAACTGAGAAAACTTGGATTGACTTGCGCTGCTGGTCGTGGCGAGTTTGCGTTGACGGCAGAAGTTCCCAAAGTTCCAACGACGATGTTGCCCCAGTAATACCCTGCTGAACTGTCCGTTCCTGACGCCCTTAGTCGCCAATAAAAATTGACATTTCCGCTGACTGCTGTCAACGTGAAAATGATTCGGTAATTGTCATATGCGGTTGTGAAACAGTTATTGATGGACAATGTTGATTGGTTGGTCGCAGTTGCTGTTGTCACCTTCCACATGCCGACGGCATTTAGTGATGACGCTGCAAGCGGTGTGTAAGCGGTGAAATCAGGTGGTGTAGGCATAACGCTCCTAAACTAGTAAATCCGTGCCATCCAAAAGGCTTTGGTCCAAAATAAAAACCGCAGCCCAACGAGCAGACCCGTCAATTTGTGTGCGCCACAAACCAGGCACAACCTCATGCCGTATCTTCTGCACCAACATCGGGGTGGTGATGACGTTGCCTGTAGGCGGTGCGACATTGACCTCGATACGGTCCATCAGTTCCAAACCAAGCGTGGGACCCCAGTTCCCGTCGGCGGATAAGACCACATCGACTGGTGACAGGTCAGGGTACACATTGCCACCAAAACCCGTGACAAGGTTTGCAAGCGAATCTGCATTAGCAAGTGTTTGCACGTGTGTGTCAACAGACATTGACGAAACGCCGTAGGCCGTTGCGGACGATGTGTTGGTTTTCTCATACACACCGCCACCCGACATGGTGACATATGCAGTGTTACGCATTGAGTCACCGTCTGCGGTAATCATCACCTGTTGACCAAGTTTTTGTCCGATACCGCCATAAATCGCTTGCGCTGTAATGGAGCGTGTGGCGGTGAATTGTTCGGTTTGGCTAAACATTGTGACTATGCCGTTCTTAGACACAAACAACGGTCCGCCTTCTGATGCTGCGGTGACTCGTAGTTCTTCGCTTACTTTTTTTGCGTCATAACCAATGTTCAAAACACTGTTAACTGGTGACGCTGGTGCGCTAGTTAGAGATGCGTTGAATGGTGTTTTTGCAATTAGACGGTCGAATCGTGCGCTGGTTGTTTCAGGGATTTGCGCTTGTGAATGTTGGATGATTGTTTGAATTTGTGTTTGAGTCAAGATTGATGGGAAAACGCATACTTGTTGGAATGCAGCATCTGAGATTCCGTAGCCCTCAACTGGCGATAGTGGAGTGGTTGAGAATGATGTGCGAGTGCCAGTGCGGTTGATGCCGTCAACATATAAAGTGCCGTTTCCAGTTGAGGCGTCCACGGCAAACGCAACGTGGTGTGCTTCGTTGATAGAGAAACTTACTGTTGATCGCCATTGATAATAAGTTGACCCTACGTAGTACTCAACGACAAATAGCGTGTAATCACCGAAACTGATACCAGCGTCAAAATTTCCGTAAAAAATGTTGAGTGTGCGTCCACCCCACACAAAACTTGCGCCAGGGTAGTTGTCTTTGCCGATAGGCAAAATCCACATTGATGCAGTGAAATTTGAGACTGACCCAACTGCGGTTCCTGACCCTGTTTCAGCAATTGGTAGTCCAAGACCCTGCACAGATTTTGACGGTAAACCTGGTGCAAGTTCTGGTCCTGCTTCGATAATGTTTGCTTTTCCAATTAGGTCAAGGGGTGATGACCCAATGTCTTTGAACGTCACGGTTGAGGCGTTGAACGTTGGAATAGGTTCGTCAAGTTTCCAATAGTGACGTGGGTTCAGACTCAAAATGTAGTCCTGCGCCCAATCTGCTGATAACTGGTCACTACCGAGCAACTGCAGCGCATCAAAACAGGAAACGGTCACGGAACTGTTTGTCCCTGCATCTGTCCATTCAGGGTTCCAGCCGTCAATGAATCCACGGAACACGTCGTAGGTGATGGTGTTGTATTCGGCACGGATTCGAATTTGTCGGCGTGGCAGTAGTTTGCCGTAGTACGGGCCTGCGGTGTAATACGGGTCAAACCGACGGGTGCGGTTGTTGAGGGTGACACTAGCGAAACTGTTGAAATCACCCCAATCATCTGTACGGCCACGGTCAATATCCATGCGCCACACATAACTGGAGACATCAGTCCAGGTGGGGTTCAACACATACGGACCGTCATCAAATGCAATTTCGACTATTGGTTGCGGATACGCCATAAATGCCTACCTGGTTGGGACGATTCCACGTCGGTTGATGCGGTTGACGTATTCGGCGATTTGTTGACCGGTGCGGACAGGGTCAATTGCACCGTTGACGTTGATTTGGATTTGTGCTGAATCTGACATGTTGCCGAATGCGGTTGAGCGTTGACCGCTTGTGCTTGCGTCAAATGAGAACTCATACAAATCCATGAGTGGAATGGTTGATGCGTTGACGCCAGGCAACAAGTTCAAACCTTGAATCGGCAGGTTCGCTAACCGAACTGCTGCGTTGTAGGCAAGGATGAATCCGTTTGCGATGAGTTTGGCGGTGTTGGCAACGTATTCAAGGAATGCGCTACGGGCGGTCGCATCTTTCATCAAATCAATGAACGCCACCACTGTGGCAAAAATACCTGCAAACACACCAGCAACTGCTCCCGCACTAACCGTAAGTCCAGGTAGAACGGCTGTGCCTAATGCGGACAACACACCCGACAATGCGCTAAACGCACCCACAACGGATTGAACTAACAACAAACCTTTGATGGCGACACCTAACGCAACGACTGCGCCAGTGATGGTGATGATTTGACCAGTCCAGCCATCGGACTCAGTAATAAATGTGCCGAACTCGTCACGGGCCATTTTGATGGCTCCCGACAAACCTTCACGCTCCAACACGTCGACAAATTTTTGTACGGCAGGCACAACACGCTGGTTGATGAACTGGATGAAACGTTCGATAATTGGTAGCAACGCATAACCGATGGACTCGTATGTTTCTGCCATTGTGACTCGCAGAATGTCCATACGGCCCGCAAACGTCTCAGCGTTCTTGGATGCTGCGCCTTTGAAGTTTTTCGCAAGCATCGCAACGGCTTCATCGGCGGTGGTGGTTTTGTCAATGAACTGTTTTAGCGATGGGTCAAGGCGGGCGAGTGCTTTGACGTTGCCACCGTAGGCACGGGACAATGCGTCTGCTACTTGACTCAAACTTTTGCCCGAGCCTCGGGCCACATCCACAGCAATGCCCAACAACTTTTGTGATTTGGTTAGGTCCCGTGTTGAGCGGACAATCTTGGCGAGGGCTGGTCGTAACTCGTCATCAGCAACGCCCACAGCCATGGAGAGCGATGAAATGTAGTCCTCGGTGGCTTTCACCTGTGCCTGTGTCGCCTTAGTGGTTGCTTGCAATTGGCGTTCTAACAGTGCTGCGGACTGTTGGTCCTCCATCGCAGCCTTAGCAGCGCCTAACGCAGCCACACCCAAACCTGCGACCGCTGCAGCGGCTGGCACGAATGCAGCCTTGATGGACTGTCCAACCTTGCCTGCTTCATCCTGGAATTGTTTGAAACGCTTTTCGGCTAGGCGGATGCCTTTCGAGTCAAACTCGGTAACTAACGGGATAACAACGGCCACGGCTACCTCACCTCAATGTTGCGTCCAACGGATCGCATAATTTTCTCTACCAGTTGTCGGATTTCGTATTGCACATCCAGTGATGATTGTTCGTAGGCACGCCACATTGCACGTGACGGTGCGCCAAAACGCTCACCCAATGTTGCAACCATTTGTGCGCCTTGACGAGTGCGTGCCTGTCCTGAGGTGTCAAACAACACCGATGCTCGGTCGGTCCATTTCATGCCGAACGCTGCAAGGTTGCGGGTGTATTGACCGGTGGATTTTGGTCGTTTGCCTGACAAATACGGTTTGATGGCTGGTCCTTTTTCGGTCCATGGCAACAGGCCCGATGCACGGACGTTTCCTCGTGGCGTCCAATTGCGGTTCCATCCCGACATTGGAGCCTTGACGGGAACTAGGTTCACAGCGTCCACAACCATTGGCGCAACAATGTTTTTGTATTCAACAGTAAATGAACGACGCAGTTTTTTGTCGACGGAGTTCAGTTCGGCTAGTGCCTCTTTGATTCCTTTGACTTCTAACGGCTTCACTTGCACGCTCATCGTTTGTTGCTTTCTTTGAGTATCTGCACCACCGTTGCTAGGTCCTGCACATCAAACTCTACATTCGGAGGAAACCACCCTGTTGCAACTAGAACAGACGCTAATGCGTGACGTGCGGTCCCTCGTTTGTAGGGTTTGGGTTGCTTGACTCAACAACCTCCAATGACCGCAGCTGGCGTAACCAGTCATCAAACACAATCGGCACAGTGAGCCCCGCCACCTTTGCGGATTCGTACGCCAGGAACGCTAGATCTTCCATACCGATGCCGTCGGCGAGGTGCGACGCTTTGGTTTTGAACTTGCGTTCCCATTGGGTGATCACCCATAGGTTTGTTGTGACTGTGAACTCGCCGTCACCGGCATCGCATTTGAGTGTCAGTTGCATGGTTTCCCCTTGTTGGTTTTATGGTGTGGTAGTTACCACTGAATAGACACCACCAGTGAATGTGATGTCAATAGAACTGATTTCACCAAGCGACGCTTGGAGGACAGGTAGCGATTCTAAATACGCACCCGTGAGGATCATCTCATTGTTCTGTGGGCCCGTAGCAGATGATGTTGGCTTTACCTTGACCGTTGTGCGGGTTCCGACCAGTGCTTTCAAAGTGTCATAAACCTCGGAAGTTCCATAAGTCATATACAAAGTCACGGTCAATTCAGAATCTTCAAGTGTTGCACCGTAGGAACGTGCTGTCTCACCAAATGCGGTGATGTCGGCGCTCGTGATGGTGCGGGTAAGTGTTGCAGCTGTGGCAAATCCTGTCAACGCAACGTTGTTGACGGTCACGACTGGATTGGAGAGATAGGTGCTTGTTGCCATGAGTTAGTCCTCGCTTGATTCTTTGGCTTTTTTGTTGTCGGCCTTGATGAAACCACCGTCTAAAAGTGCTTCAACATTGGTTCCCTCTTCGGGAATAAACTCGTCGCCAGGTTTGCCGACTAAGTCAGATACCACAATGTATTTCATGATGCTTGCACTTTCATTCGGATTGTTACGTCATACGCAGCCAAATCTTGACCGCCAATAGACATAGTAGTGGGTCTGCCTTCGGTCACTGCCACATTCTTTACCAAAAGTTGCGCACAGATAGCGAGGACATTTCGGAGGGCGTCAAGGTTTGCAGGTCCGAGACTGATGACTCGCACAGGGAATGTCATGTCGGCAATGTTTGCGTTGTATGCGTCAAACGATGGTGCGTCCACAAAAACGCATGGCGGGTTGATGTTGCGGGGGTCCGTAACTACACGCAAACCAGTGATGGTTCCAAGTGACGTTGTCAAATCGTCAATGGCCTCGTTGAACAGGTCGGTGTATGCCATTAGGCAACCTGTGGTCGGTTGATGCCTAACAACTGCATCACCATTGGTGTGATACCGGTAGCGGGTGCGACACCCATGCCATCGAATGATGCGATGGAGTTGAATGAACCACGCTGACGGAAATACGCTGCGCCAATCATGATGGTTCCGAGTGTGACGTCACCGCCTGGTGAAGTTGTCAAACTGTCTTGCAGATAACCCGCTTCGGAGCGTCGGCGATAGGCGAACGCATTCGCAGCTGCTGCGCATTGCGTCAGGAATGTTGCGTCGTCAACACCTGTGAGGGTGAGTCCGAGGTAGTCCTCGATTTGACTGCTGGTAATCCATGTGCAGGTCGGGTTCCATGTGACTGTGCCGTGGATGTCTTGTTCCCATTCGAGTGTGTCACCTTCACTTGCAAACAACAGTTGATTTGCACGTGGAACTGACCCGTTGAATGTCCACTGGCCCGTGTCGCTTTCTACGCCGTCATAGGCGTATTGGGGGCATAGCAGAACAGTGTGCGTGCCATTCAAACCGTGACCGCACCCCGCAACCGTTATGGATTGTCCCACCTCGATTGGGGTGTCGGTCAACGTTTGAAGTATGGCGAAACCGTCCAGGCGTTGATGCGCCAGGATGCTGAATACGGTCACGGCCTAGACCGCCTTTCGGATTAGGCGATAGCGATTGACTTGACCAGGTCGCTGTCCGCAATGAATGTTGAAACGTATCCGTAGTAGGAGAACGTGCGACCAAGTGTCGATGGTGCTTCAACTGACATGAGGCCACGGATCTGCTCGTAGAACTCAATTGCTGCGCCACGTGCAACAACCATGGTGTTGTTTGCGAAGTTGCGGTCAACGACAAGGTTCAAACCGAATGGGTTGAATGTGTTAGCAACGGTGACGTTTGCTGAACCCATTGCGTTGACACCCATCAAACCTGCGGTTGCAGTGTAGGGAAAAACAGGTCGGTCATCTGCGTCCAACTGTGAACCGAGTGACTTCCACACGTTTGGTGACACGAAAATGTGATCAGGGAGGAAGTTTGATGCGCTGAGAATGTCGGTTGCTGCGTCGTAGATTGCTGCAATCAATGTTGATGGGTCGTTTGCGGTGACGGTCCATGTTGAGCCTGATGCGGATGCACCAGCGGTGATTGCGTCTGCTGCGACATTGTCCGATGCGAGGAGGTATTGCGATGCAAGGTCACGCAAGATGATTTCCATTGCTGCGGGTGACGTAAAGTCCGTGTCCTGAACTGACAAGGTGACTTGCCCGGCAAGGGTAGTTTTGCTGATCACATTTGACGCAATCACTGGTGTTGTTGCGGACACTGCACCGAGTTCGGAGCCTTGTGCAGCGATGCTGGTGTGGGTTGTCCATGTTGGGCGAATCCATGTTTTGGAGTTTCCGCCGTCTGGCATTGCACGTGCGCCGACTGCTGCAACGACTGGTCGCACATAGTTCAGATCCTGAAAGACAGGTCCCAATACTGGAACTGGCAAAAGGCCAGGTGTGTCGGTTGTGACAACATCACCGGCTGCGGCCTGCAATGCGGTCTGACGCTCCTTCATTGCGTCTTGTGCAGCTGCGTTGACACGCTGCCACACTTCGCCACCACGGTGGAATGCTGCAAGGTATTCACCTGCGGATGGCATGCCGAAATTCTTTTTGGCGACTGCTGGAAGTGGTGCGGTTGGAACAACTGCTGCTGCCTCAACTGCGACTGGTTCTTGTACTGGTTCCACGTTTGTCTCCTCGACTGTTTCAGGTTCGGTGGATTCTTCTGTTGTGTCGGGAGTTGTGTCTGCCTGCGCAGCCACATCGGTGACGATAGCACCTCTGAATGCGCCTGTGGGGACTAATGACAATTCTGTCCATTCAGCGGAACTAACGATCATGCGCCCTTGTTTGTCCTCGGTGTATTCCAAGACGTTCACCCCGACGGACACGTCCATGACTCCATCGGCTGCTAACACCAGCGCCTCATCACCAAGGGCAGTGCGGGAAATCTTCATGGATGCAAGCATGGCCTCGTCGGTGTCAATGCGTTCAACAACTGATCCGACAACCTTGGTGGAATCGTGGTACATAAACACACGTGGGTTGCGTCCGTCCACCGGTAATGAACCAGGGCGGAACATCACTTCCTGCCCACCGCTTACGATGGCCCACTGGTTATAGGGAAGTGCTATTGCGTCAATGCGACGCTCACCGTCGGTTGGTTGTCCAGCCTCAGCGGTGACGGTTACTTTGTCGGTGACTAGTCGCATCATGCGAGTTCCTCCTGTGTGTTTTCTTGAACATCAACTTTTTCTGTGTCCATTGCGTATGTTTCGCCGAGATAATCATCCGAATCAAACTTGACGAAAGTACCCCTCGGGAGGATTGCGTCAGATGACAATGTGCTAGCGATGCATTCGGCGTAAATCTTGGTTCCAAACATCCACATGTCCATGCGGGCCTGCTCCGATGACTGGTAACTGTAAGCGCCAGTGCTGACCCCGAGTAAGTAAGGCGGGCAGTTGCACAAACGTGAAATGTCGAGTGCGGAATAGTTTGCAGACTCAATTAGCAACATTTTGTCGGGTGTTGCACTAGTTGGTTCGTACGTCAAAAATTCGTTCAATGCTGCGGTTTGGTTGGTTGCTCGTGCAGCGTTGAATGCAGCTGCGAGGTCGGCTAGTTCTTGCGCTGACAACGGTTCACCACCAGTTTGTTTCAAAATCCCGCTTGGGATGGCCGAGGCCGCATTGCGATAGCGACTGTCCTCAATCTTCAACGCTGTTGCAATGGTTTGCTCCGACATGTAAATGACGCCTTGTACGGGGCTGATGAACTGCACCAGGTTGACAGGGTCCAACATTCCGCCGTTGAAGTACACCTCATTGGATGGGGCGAACCACACAGGCCCTACCTGGTCCTCTGTGGTGATGGAGCCCGCAGGCAAACGTGTAAACGATGCTGGATATCCGTCTTGTGTGCGGGAAGTGATGTACCAAAACGCACGCCCGAAGAAGAACAAGTCGTCCAGCGTCCACGCCATCAAAGTCTCATACGGGATGGATGGGTCGGGTCGGCGTAGCCATGAACGGGGAGCGATGTACTCCTCTTCCATTTCACGTTCGGTTTCGTTCCAGCGTTCCCGATACATTTTCAAACCCATTGCGGAAATCACACTGGCGTGCAAATCACGAGCCCTTGACACCGCTGGAATCTGCATTGAACGGTTGCGCAGTTCGCCTTCTTGGTAGGTGTAGTACTGGCCAATCATGTTTGGGCCCATAGCGTTGGCGTAGTAGCCACCGACGGCTGCTTTGACCTCCACACCAGCGGGTGCGGGGCTGATTGCTGCCTTGCTTACCTTGTTACCGAATAACGCCATGATGGGTTCCTTGTCGAATTGTGTAGCCGATCATGTCCCGACAACATGACCGACCACTGTGGTGGAGTCTAGTTATTTTGCAATGACCATGAACGGTTTCTGATTTGTTTGCGGTTTGGATGCTAGGCACACCGCCCAACACATCGCCCGTGCCAACTCAATAGGTCCAGGGGATTTCTGTGATGACAACACAATGTTCCCTCCACTGGTGCGGACAATCACGGCACGTTGCACCTGTTCCGCCAGTAGCAAATGACCGTCATGCGACACTCGGCCTTCACCAACCATGGTTTTGAGTGTGGGTGTGTAGCGCACTAGTTCGCCATAACCGACAACGATGTATCGACGATTGAGTACCGGTGGCAAATGGATTTCCAACGATGGTGTGATTGCAAGCTGCACCGAATGGTCAGCCATGACCCGTTGCACCTCATCCCACATTTGCGTCTCAGAATCCACCACAAACTCCACGTGGACTTGTGTTTTACCGTTGACGGTTGCAGCACGCACCCCGACAAAACGGTTTTCATCCAGGCTGGTTTCCACAGATAGCACACCGCCCGCAGGCATCGGATCAGATGTAAGTAGTCCGTCCCAGACACCTGGTTCCAGCCATGCGCCACGTGCAGCAACCCACATGTTCAAATGCGCACGTTTAAACGAATCCTTTTTGGACACGGCCTGCAACGCCTCAATGGTGACCGTTGTACCCAATGCGGGGTTCGCCCATCGCCAGTTGCGCCAATCGGCGGGGTCCATGCCAGGCCCCATGCTCCATTCAGCGAAATACGTAGAGCCCCGTGTGCCTGCATCAATTTCGGCAATACACATTGACCGTATCTGCATCATCGTTGTGGATGACTCGTCACCGGCTGTGGAATACATCTGCATCATTGGTGACCGTTGCGCAATCATTGAGGGTCGCAGGGCATCGTCTATCGTCCCCGAATCAATGTCGAACAATTCGTCAACCAAAATCCATGAGTATGAACCACCATGCAATTTGGATGACGCTGCACGGATTTCCCACACCGACCCGTCAGGCATCGTGACTGATTTACGGCCAATAGCAGACATTTGTTTCCCGCCAAACTTCTCGACAAGTATCGGGGCAAGTTTTGTAAACAATGATTCTGCACGGTCTAAACGGTTAGCCACACTCAAAACGTTTTGCGGTTGACCACGCAACACCGGCATGTGCGTCAACAACCACCCAATAGTCGCCGACAACGCAACAGATTTTCCCTGCTGACGGGCCGTAGAAACCAACGATTCACGAAACACCATTCCCCACGGATCAGGCGAACCATCAGGAAGTGCAGCTGTCAAAAACGTGCCATGCAACGCATGCAACTGCCACGGCATCAACGACATACCTAAATGATTTTCAGCCCACTCCCCAATCTGAGGGGCAAACGATATTCCCCCCAAACCAATCGTTTCCAAACGGGGTTGTTCCCTGCCAATCCTGGCCAGTTCGTCAGACTCTGAATCAGTTCCAGCCAGTTCGCCAGTTTCGGCAAGAGAGAGACTGTTGCATGGGGTCGGGGGCAAGGTGGGTTGTGTAAAAAATCGTTCTTGACTTTGTTTCAT